GGCTGACGCACTAAAGGCGATTATTCCGATAGTGGTTGCCAGCCTAGCTTGGCTTCTCGGCGAGGTTGGTTCGTTTAATACTCGATTGACCAAGATTGAAGGCCAGATGCCAACGTTAATTACTCCGCAGGGAGTTCCTACGGATAGTCCATTAAGCGCAGAGGCTAGGCACAAGTTAAAAGAAGATATTTACAAAGACCTGCATGACCTTCAGGTTCGCATCAAACTAATGGAAGAAAGAGCTAAGAAATGATTCCTATTGTTGGTGCCTTGCTTGGCACGTTAGCTGAAAATGGTCTTGGCTTACTTTCTAGCGCAATTCAGGCTAAAGGTAAGCAGATTGTTGAGGATAAGTTAGGTGTGAAAATACCTGACAACCCAACACCGGCTGACGTTGAGAGTTTGCGTCAACTGCAATACGAACATGAAGAAAAGCTGCTAGAACTTGGCATTGAAAAAGCAAGGATAGAGCAGGAAGAACTAAACGCCTTGTTAGTGGCTCAAGCTAATCAGGAAAACAATGTCAGTGACCGCTGGAAAGCTGACATGGCGTCTGATTCTTGGTTGTCTAAGAACATTCGCCCTATGACTTTGGTTTACATTTTGACGGCGTACCTTCTGTTTGCTGGCTTGAGTGCGGCAGGGATTAACGTCCAAGAATCGTATGTTGCATTGCTAGGCCAGTGGGGTATGTTGGTTATGACGGCTTACTTTGGCGGCAGGACGGTTGAAAAGGTTATGGAGTTGCGTAACAAGGGGGACAAATGAGTCTCGCACAAGAACAAGCGGCTTTTTTACTAGATGCTTGCAAACTTATTCAGTACGCTACTGAACAGGGTTTTGTAGTTACTGGAGGTGAGTTAGCCCGTACTCCAGAGCAACAAGCCATTTACTTCAAGACAGGTCGCTCCAAGACCATGAACAGTATTCATTTGAAGCGGTGTGCAATTGACTTAAACTTCTTCAAAGACGGAAAAATCATTTGGGATAAAGCGGTGCTTGCTCCGTTGGGTGCTTATTGGGAATCTTTGTATCCCAAAAACCGTTGGGGCGGCAATTTCAAAAACCTTGTTGACTGCCCTCATTTCGAACGCAATGTCTAAATCAACTAATCTTTCTGTCGGTAGAGGTGAGAAGCTCTCTGTCAAAGCTGGCGGTGGTCTGACAGCCAAGGGTAGGCGCAAATACAACCGCGCTACCGGTAGCAAACTAAAAGCCCCAACCAAATCAGGACCAAGACACAAGTCTTTCTGTGCAAGGTCTAAGAACTGGAAGGGTGAGAGAGGCAAAGCAGCTAGACGTCGTTGGGGGTGCAGATGAAAGCAGGTTTGTATGCCAATATTCACAAAAAGAGAGAACGTATTCGCAAGGGTTCCGGTGAACGCATGAGAGCTATTGGTAGCAAAGGTGCCCCGACAGCAGCAGCGTTCAGGAAGTCCAAAAAGACAGCTAGAAAAGGCCGTCGATAACCGTTCCCATCCCCCAAGAAAAACAGTATGTTGCATCGCAGCATAGAATAAGTTATCAATAGGTCTGTTTTAACTTATCAGTCAAAGTCAGCAACTAGGTACCATTCGGTTATGTAGTCTTTGAAGGCGATTAAGCCTTTGCCAGACTCGACGCACCCACCGTCCGGCGTAATGCGCCAAAAACGCCCTATACGCATTCCGTTGTCTGTGTCCCCATTGATTACTAAGACAGTAGCGTTAGGAAGCCTTGAGAGGGCTTTTAAGAGGATTTCTTGGCCTTTGCTTATCTTCTCCCCGTCTCGCTTCCATTCGCCGAACAGGAAGTGTCCCTTGCGTTCTAGGACCATATCCAGATTTGACGGCAAAATCTTGCCTAGTAAGCCGGACAACTCCCCAAAATCAACATGGGGAGCGTATTTGTCGCGCATCATGGGGTTTGTAGTAACTGGCCTTCAAACGCATAAGTGCCAACGTGAGCTAACTTAACCCAAGGTGCTGCCCATACCTTTTTACCGATTTTGCGTGCTTTCTTGCAGAAGTCGTAGTCCTCAGAAAGCAAGATATTGGATTCCGGCTCAATCTGAGTCGCAAAAAACTCATGAATAAGTTCGCCGTTGCCGGGGTTGTTTAGGTCTAAGACGTTATTTAGGTACGTCGGCACATTTCCGATTAAATCCTCAAATACCTGACGCTTAATCAGCATGAAACCCGTGCCACCGTTCCAAATCTCTACTGGCTGGTTAATTGGCACCGTTACCTCGGTCTGGTAATCCACCAGATTGACCACAAACGCCCCTGTGTGAAGTTTTAGCTGGTCGTCTGGCACACCGGCATTGATTGCGTTACGAACGGTCTGCCAGTTAATTTCCTTCTTTGGGTAAATGCCGCAAATGATGTCTTTGTCAGACTCCATCATCGGAATAATGTCAGCGGGATTGAAGTGAATATCCGCATCAATAAACATCATGTGTGTAGCGTCAGATTTTAAGAAGTGACTAGCCAGTAAGTTTCTAGCCCGTTGAATCAAGGATTCGTTAAACAGGTAAGAAAAGCTCAGATTGACGTTAGCGTCTTTACAGAGCGTTTGCAGCTTTAAGCATGACTGAGTGTAAAAGCCATAGCATAAGCCACCATACATAGGTGTACTGACAAAAATGTGTTTCATGTAATCCCCTTTAGTTGAATTAGTGGGCTGACCGAAACGTTGCCCAAGCGTTCCTAACCTGTCCTCAGAGGGACTCGCCTTCGGTCTGGCGGGGGTCTGGCAATTCCTCAATTAGCACCCGAATAAGGCCACCCTTGATTTGTTCTCCGCGAATCATCTCAATGTGGTCTACCTGAAAATCATCATCGAAAACACCAGCATCTTGTAAGCTGTCTAGGACGGCTTTAATCCTGTTGTCGATGTCAATTTTCCTCTTATCTCTAGGGCGCAAAATCATTGTTATCTTCAACTTCTTGTCCCCAAATTTAGGAATGTTCTTTTCTATGATGTAGTCTTGAACGTCTGTTTTGAATTGCCGTCCATTCTTTGAAAGAACAGTTCTCCCCCGAAAGTTACGCCAGTACGTATTCATACTTGGCGGGAACGGCAACTCAAGCCATGCGTGCATTACCAAGGAATGTCGCCAGCCATCTTATTCTTTGGTGTTATCTCTTTTGGGTACTGAGAATCCTTTTGCTTATCCTTCCAATCAGGGTCAGATACCTTGATGTTGAAGTATTCGCCGTGAGGACCGTCGTTCTTCCAGATACCAAAGTTCACTATCTGGCCTTTGACGCATAGGGTTCCCTTTAAATCAGGGTCAGTATCCTTTTGCTTGTATTTGTTGTGTGTGATTCTTCCCTTCAGTTCTTGGGGAATAAACTTTGTGTATTCTTTTGCTTCACTCATAATGGGTTCCTTAATTTTGGGTAGAAATGCCCCGATGCTTTGGGGCGAGGTATGCCGGAAATTATTCAATAGCGTCCTCCAAGTCTGCAAAGGTATCTACACCTTGTTTGGCTGCTATAAATTGTGTCTTGGTAACTGCATCCATGCGCTTAATTGCGTCAGCGTTCCCCGCCTCCCAAGTTTTTCGCTTTTCTGCCTTTTCTTCTTTCTTTAGCTTCGGCGAATTCTCGATAGCGTCCAACATGGCTACATAACGCTCAATGTAGTCTTGCCAGTTCGTGCAATTAGCGTAAACACTACCGTCAGGCAGGAATAGCTGATACTCGCTTACCGGTTCCTCAATAACGATTTCCGCTTCGCCCATATCCTTGACTGTCTGGCTAGGCGTCTTGAACGTCTCAACTTCTTCTGGCGTGTAAACGCCAACGACGCAGCCCGGATAGACTGTTCTAACGCCTTCTGAGACGCATCTGGCTCTAAGCATGGCTCTCGCATAGTTGCGCCAGTTATCCTTAGCTGTGAGTCCAATTTTCTTTGCCATCTCAAATGTCCAAGTGACAGTAACAGACCCGCCATTGGGGTGAGAAAAAGAACCAGATACTCTTTCATCGGTGTATTCCTCCCATTTGACAAATCCACCGGCTTGCTGGAAACGGGCAAGCATAGCGTCTGCCTTCAATGCAGGACGGCCTTGAATAACGTGAAAATCCCTCATTGCAATAGCAGGATGCAGGTTCTCAGCTTGGCAGAGCAACATAATTGCCATTGCTTCGTCTGGCGACTTAAAGCCAAACATCTTGCTCTTGGCTGCAACTTCAGCCATTTCGCGTATCTCATTTATTGGTACTAATGCAGTCATAGTTCCCTCACTTCCATCATGGCATCTGCGAGCTTGTATGCAAACTCGGCTAGTTCTTGGTTATGTAAAGCACCGCCACCGTTCTCAGCAAGCATCCCTGTAAGGGCAGCAGCAGCAAAGTAATCACGCAATTTCATTCCTGATTCTTGCGTACCTGTTTTTGGATTGTGTCCAGAAGGATAAGCAAACATATCGGCCTCACTTGAGTAAGAAGCGGCGAGAACCTGCCGTTTCCGAGACAAACTTCTCGTAAAGGTCGGGCTGTTGGGCTTGGAATAACTTAGCGTCGAATCGTTTGCTGCCTTTGCTGTTTTTCCATGTAGCGAGAACTTTTCCATCAAAAGATACTAGCTCACTCGACCATTGCATGTGGTTTTGGATAGCGGTTAAAAGGTGTTCTTCCTTTTCTTCTAGCCGCTTAATTTCTTCCTTAATGAACTTGAGTGCTTCGGCTGCTTTCTCAATGGGCTGTATGGCAACGATAGATGTCCCAGTGTCTTGAGAATAAATAAGTTTTGTCTGCTCCGTGTTCTCTGGCTCAAGTGGCTGTTTGGTAGCGACTGCACCCCAAAAACGTGCCATATCCTTAATAAGCGATTCCTTTTGGGCTTCAGAAATTGTAAATTCAAACGTCTCAAAATTCTGACCGCCAAAGAGGACAGCGAGTACAATTTTCTCAACATTGTGAACTGCCGCTTCGTGGATAATTTGCGCCATGTCTGCTGGCGGGATAATGTTCGCTTCCGAATCAAACTTGTTGCGAACCGCTGCGTTGTAGTTTTTGGCTTCCACCAGCGTTTTGCCGTCACTAGAGATGAAATCGAAATGTGATTTGAGCCAAGTTTCCTTCGGGTGAGTAAGCGCATAATCAGCGTCCTTTAATTCAATCTTTAACTTGTCTTGAGCTAGTCTGCCGATAGTTGGCTGCATTACATGACCCATCTGGACAGCTTCAACTTGAGACAAGTCTGGCCTTTCTTTCAAGCCTAGCTTCTCTAGGACAGCTTCATTGCCGCGACCATTAGCTGCTTTACGGCTGTCTCCCGACCACCATGCGCTATTGCGAACCTCTGGCGCAAAATCACTTTGATTGTTCATTTTTATCTCCGTAAGTTAGGAATAATGCTTCTGCTAATAATTTAATCAGTTTGTCTTGCTTATCTACTTCTGCTTCCAACATTGCTACTTGGTCATGCAATTGAGCTTTTTCTTCAATTAAATGCTGCTCAAATTTAGAGTATTCAATCTTTGTTTCAAATGGTCTAAGAAGGTCTGCTGGACTTATTTGTTCTAACCCTTTTAGGGTTCCGAGGTTCATGGTTTGGATGGTCATTAGTTTGTCCCTTTGATGTTAGGAAATATGGTGTCTGGAAATAGTGCAGCAAGGTCATAGATGACAGGCTCCATTGCTTCAAACAATAGTGCTTCGGTCTTACATGGTTGAGAATCAAGACGCATAACGGCTGCGGTTTCTGTGCGGATACCGCCTTCAACCAAGTCAATGCCAGTTATGGGGTTGTGACACTTACGGCCTTTGAGATACTTACAGTCAATGCAGAGCTTTGGTTCACTCATAATTTACCCCTTTAGATGGTTAGGAAATACAGTAGGACTATATACATTATTTGGATTATGTTCAATATCTTTTTTAACCTCACTTTCTTTTAGTCATAGCAAGGGCTACGTATAGGGATGATGATGAGTCATGCCGATACTTCAGCCTTTTGGCTGTCCACAGTAATACTGCGTTCCGCTGCTTTATTTATCGGGCGATGTTTCCCGTCATCCCTGACGCTCTCAATCAGCCTATTGCCCGTTTATCGCTTGTGGCGGCACACTCGCGTACCCGTCCCCCTTGGTCAAGGTAAACCGCTTTTGTCCCTCGCCAGCACAGTCAGGCTGCTTATTTTCGTAAGGGGTACGGTTGAAGTGAATAGACAATAAAAAAGCCGCTTAAAACTGCCCCTTGGTGGAAACCCCTTTATCGGCGGGGCAAGAGACAGATTTAAACGGCTTTAATTTTGTTGTTTTCCACGACAACAAGGCGAATCTACACGCGCGGGGGGTGAATTGTCAATCCGGTGGCGTTAAAAAAGTCCACAATATCCAAGCCACTATTGTCAAAAGCATTATTCCCATTCCCATAAATATCCCCGATATTAATAATGTGAAAATAACTGTAAGCATTATTTTTCCTTAAAACGCTCTTTTATTTCTGCTAGATAGCATTTCCAGTGGTAAATAATGTTAGGTGCATCACTCTTATAAATCTCACCTAATTTCAATTTAATGCTACATCGATAGCAACGTAGACTCATTTTTTATTAATTTCCTTTCCCTCTGCGATTATTTCGGCAATAGGACGCCAGCCGAATCTACGCCAAGTGCGCGTGACATCAGTATTATTGGCTGGAATCCATTCTCTGCCCTCTAAAAGCCCCACAGAGGGGCTTACAGAACTGGCTAGTAGTTCAACGTCTCTTATCGTCTCTAATCGCTTAAAGACCCGATTCTGAACTTCTAGTTCAATGTCAATCATTGCGTTTTTTAACTTACCCATGTTTAAACCCTTTCAAACGGCGTATACGGCGATTAAATAGGGTTACCCATAGTCAGGTAACCCCTAAGTGATAAAACGGCTTAAAACCTCGGTAAATATGTCTTACGTCTTGAAATAGGCCAACATTGACCTAATGGACTACCATCGGGGTTTTCGTCAATGGCAACATATGCAGCCGTCTTTTTAACATTACCGAATCGCACGCCGTCTAGTACGTCAATTTCATGCTGTAAACCATGTTTTAAGGCCCACGGATTATCAGTAGGACGGAAAGTAAAATACTTGCCAGTTTCCTTTAAAAAGAACTCGCCAGCATCACCTATAAACGGTTTATTAAGATTAACCATAGTTATCCCCTAAGTTAGAAAGAAAGCAAAACAAAGAAAAACAGGTAAACAAGTGCAGCACCGATTAGACCGGCAATATATTCAAAGAATGTTTCAGGCATTATTAATTCCAATCATTGGCATCTAAAGACCAGCCCAACGGCAATTTATCATTGTAGTAATACAGTCTCACAGTCTTTGTTGTCGCGTATAAGCCGGTAATATAGTCAACTGTAAAATCATTGCCCACTGGCAATACATCCCATGTTGCGCTATCCAACGATTGCCAATGGTCTGCAAATTCATCTAACAATTTTGATTCATCATTAGTCAAGCCAGAATCGTCACCATTGATTAAAGCCGGTAAAAAATGCTCTGCTATTTCAAAATCGTAATAGTCATTAATTTTCATGGTTAACCCCTAAGTAGTCAGGAAAAGCCGGTAAACCCTACCGGCAAGGGTATTTATGCTGCTAGTGGTAGTGCAACTACTGAATCTAGACTGTTAATGTAATCCGCTGATTTTTGGGCAAGTGCTGCTGCTTTAAAAATAGCTGTTGCATCATTGCGGCAAGCTTTTAACCAGTGTTGGATATAACCGGCATGGCGTAATTCACCTTGTATTCTGTAATCCTGACATAAGAAAGCAGCACCCATTTCAGCAACTAATTCTTCAAACGCATATTCTGGATTACCGAATCGTTTTCCAAACTCACGTTTTAAACGTGTTTCAGCACCAGTCCAGTGAGTTAACTCATGGAAAGCCGTGGCGTAGTAACTTGATTCATCACTAAAAGCCGATTTATTCGGCATTTGAATAATATCCATGCTAGGTGCAAAGAAAGCCGAATCACCTCCATGACGGATAGTTGCTCCGGTTTTAGCAATACGTTCATCCGCTTCAATGATTGAGTTAAACGGCTTGTCTACTGTACTTGGTGCAGCAATTGTCACGCCGTCAACCTGACTAGCATTAAATACGTAATAGCTTTTGAGTAGATTGTAAGATTCTAGATTGCCGGTAATTTTGCATTCTTTAGTAACTGGCGAGAAAAAGACAATCTTTGTACCCTTTTCACCTTTACGTACATTGCAGCCTAAAGATTGCCATTGTTTGAATGATGCCCAAACTGGTGTATCAAATCCGCTAACCATTGACGATAAGCCGAGAATAAGCCGGTTGATACCTTGGTACGGCTTTTGACTAATGAAGTTCTTATCGGCGGTTGAATCGGCTTTCCAAGGTTTAATCCATGGCATTGCACCGGCTTCCAATTGCTTGATGATTGAATCGGTAACTTCCTGATAAATAGCTTTTGACATTGTTTTTACCTTTAGGAATTAGGTTTAATCAAGTGTTGCTGTTACCTATTATAGTGATTATATAGGTTATGTCAACGGATAAGTATATTGTATTTATTTATTGATTATGTATAAACCATAGTATCTATATATATATATAGTAGTGATATATCTATACATAATCTACTTATACTGTAAGTGTTATATATTAAGCATACCTACTCTTTAATAGGATAGTGCTAAAAGAGTATTACTCTCCTCTTGCTATAAATACAAAAGTATTATGGGCACTGGGTAGGCATTAATCTACGCATGCAGCATACCTATAGACCGTCTACTGGCTTGCAATGGCACTCTTTGGGCATTGGGTAGGGGTTGGCATTCAGTAGTTGATACCCAGTCTCTATCTGGCTTTTCGATTGGTCTTAGGGGGCTTGGAGTGCGTGCCCCCATTCAACTTCCCCCCAAAAAAAATATGTGTTTTTCTAGGATTCTGGTAATCTTTATTTTGAATCGTCATGATTCTCCTTCTGTGTTGGCTGCACGTTGTATCTCGCTTAGTGCAGTCATTTTGCCCATCTCTTGTAGGTGGGCTTTTTTTCGTCTATAGTGTGTATATTGATTAGAGGGGATAAAGATGAGAGTATTGATTAGGTCTAACTGGTCAGAGAACATTCAAGGGTTGACGGCTGTGTGTGCGCCGAACCATCGTGCGTACTGCAAGCGGTGGGGATACGACTACAAGCTAAATCCCTTTGACTACCAGAACTACAACAAGGTTGTTCTTGAGGACTTCAAAGGCTTGCTAGAGGATTTAAAGAGCTACGACGTCGTAATGACGATTGGCATGGACACCTTGTTCATGAACCACAACATTAGTGTGAGAGACGTCTTTGAGTCGTATGACAGTGTGCTGATAGCCAGAGAAGAAACTGGCTGGTGGCCCATTAATAACGATGTGATGATTTATAGAGCCGGACACTGTGAGAAGTTGATTGAACGGATGATGAATGACTTTGATGTCTGGAAGCAGTATCCGTGGCGACAACAGACGCATCTCTGGAATTTGATGCAAGAGGAGAAGTGGGTTCGGGATATGGTGAGGTTAGTTCCTGCCAAAACCATGAACCAGCATCCGACTAAGTGGCAGCTTGGGGATTGGATAGTTCATTTCTACAACATGAGCTTAGAAGACAAGTTAGCGAATGCAAAGAATATGTTGAATCTCTTTCCTGACGGCAAACCCGTATGGAAGCAGAAAATGGACGGTGTGCGTCCCGGTGTTATTTGAGGGGATGAAATGTTAGTTGAAAAGTCAGTGCCGTTACCTGAAGGCAAGAAAAGGTATCCGTACAAAGAGATGGACATCGGCGATAGTTTTTTCGTCAATGCTGGCAAGTTGCAGGTGGTGTGTAATGCCAATTACAGGGCATCCAAGCGGTTAGGGATGCAGTTCATAGCGAGGAAAGAAGTCGAGGGGGTAAGGGTATGGAGAACAGCATAGAAGAAGATGAAGACAAAGGCATGATGGTATTCAATCTAGATATGACGGTTGATGACTTCTTAGACCAGTACATTGTCTGGCGGCTTACAGACATCTTGCGGTATGAGTCGGACCCAAGGGTTCGTCGTGCGTGCCATGAATTAAAAGCCTATATGAAAACTCCAGAGATACCCGATGATTGAGAATCTATTCCCAACACCTGTTGGCTTTTATGAGTTGGATAAGCCAGTGACTGAGAAAGAACTCCAGTTCATTAAAGACTTGGAGACCAGAACCAATGAGGGCAACACAACCAGTGTGGATAACTACATCTTGAAGTCCAAAGAGATGAAGCGCATTGCTGCCTTTATAGACAAGTCAGTTCAGGATTACTTCCAAGCAGTCTATGGCCCAAAGCATAAGGTAAAACCGTATGTGACGCAGTCATGGGCTAACTATACGAACAAGGGTCAGTACCACCATAAGCACGCACACCCCAATAGCTTTATCTCTGGCGTCTTCTATGTGGCTGCTGACCCGGCTAAAGACCGTATCTTCTTTTACAAAGATGGGTATCAACAAGTGAAAGTCACGACGGAAGATTGGAATCAATGGAACAGCGAGAGCTGGTGGTTTGAAGTGGCTGCTGGCAAGGTTGTCTTGTTCCCGTCAAATCTAACCCATATGGTTGAGACGGTTCAATCTGAAGACACGCGCATCAGTATTGCTTTCAACACCTTCTTGGAAGGGGTTATCGGAGATTCACAAAACCTAACGGAGTTACTACTATGACTGAAGTAATTAACCACATGATGCCTCTAGCAATGGAGGATGTGAAAAAAGCCTACATGGAGAAAGTCTATGCCATGAGCCATGCTGAACTATTTCATGAACTAATGAGAGTTCATACCGAGTCATCCAAGTTGTTGCGGGACGCGACCGATGAAGCAGCAAGACTGAAAGATGCTCTTGAGCGACTCAGTACCATCAACTGACAAGTACGCAGAGGAGTTACTTCTCTCTCGCCGTATCTTAAAGGCAGAGATGGGTAAGGCCAACCGTGCTTACAGTCCTGATGAAAAGAAAGACTTGCTACAGTCTTGGAAAAACCAATATAGCCCTGAGTTAGTAGCCGAGCTATTGCGGGTAGCCAAGAATCCAGAAGCGCGATACCGTATCGCTAACTGGAACCTAGAACAGTTCAGCAATGAACGACGAAAGTCTAAATGAAGTTCAATCTCAAACAGTTTTACGCCTTCTGCTCTGAGTTAAAGATTGAAACCAAAGAGCAGGGCTTACGCAAGATGGACAACCTCCTAGGAACTCAGACCTATGTCATGGATGAGATTTCTAGTGGCTTGGAAAGCGGTGTCCATTTCTTTGTTATTTTAAAAGGCCGTCAGTT